CTACACAGTAACAGTAACTAAGTCATAAGGAGGTTGAGCGAAAATGGCGGAGCAGACTAATACAATGCTCACAATGCTTAAAATTGATTTGGGTATTGCTTCAAATGGCTATGATACGCGACTTACACAGATATTGGAAACATCCGAAAAAGCTATTATTGCCGAAGGTGCAAGCACTCTCGACAAGACTAAGCTCGAAGATGCACAGCTTATCGTGATGTATGCCGCGTGGATATGGCGCAAGCGCGATACTCAGGAAGGTATGTCAAGAATGCTCCGCTGGTCGCTCAATAACCGTATTTTTGCGGAAAAGGCGGCGAGTGAATAATGGACGTTATCGCATACCTGATTGGATATACAGTCACCTTGAACGACTACAAGCAGGAAGTAACGACAGAAACACGGTCGCAGATTTTCGCAAAAAAAGAAAGCGTTTCAAGAGCAGAATTCTACAACGGAGGAAAGTCCGGGTTGCAACCGGAATTCCGGCTGACAACAGCTATCATTGACTATAATGGAGAGCTTGAAGTTGAGGTAGACGGCGTGAGATACGGAATATACCGCACTTACAATGTCAGCGCTGATTACATCGAGCTCTACTGCGAGCGAAAAGGCGGTGTACAGCCGTGAATATAAAGGCTGATGATCTCCCGGACGTAATCTCCGATATACTCAATGATTACAGCACAGGCCTCCGTGAAACCGTGAACGAGACAACGGAGCAGACGGCTAATGAGCTAAAAAAAGCCATTGCCGCTGATGCCCCGGTGAAATCCGGAAAGCAAAAGAAGTCGTGGAGAGTAGCAAAGGAGAAAGTCGCAGGGCTTGATCTTGTCGCTATCGTACATAGTACAGACTATCGGAAGGTTCACCTTCTCGAAAACGGTCACGTTACACGGAACGGCATAACCCGAACCAAAGCCATAGGATACGTCAGCAAGAATGAGCAAGCCATAGTAAGCAAGTACCCTGAAAGACTTGCGCAGGCTATAAGGACGGTGAAGTAAATGATACGCAGCATACAGGAAGTTATCCAGCGAATAGAAGCTATATCAGAGCTGTCCGGTAAGGTGGTATATGATCACTTTTCAACGGAACAGCAGCTGCCGTTCGCTTGCTATCTCTATGACTTCGATACTTCCGGGGCTGACGACTATCACGGTATTCAGTGGATCAATTTCCGTCTGGAATTATATACCGAAATCCGGAATTTCCCTCTTGAAAACGTAATACTGAAAGCACTGTCAGATGTTGAAATAACGTCTGATAGTGACTACCTCAGTGATGAACGAATGTATATAACTACGTTCAATTTCAGATTTCCACAAAAAATATCATAATATATTCAAATCTTGCAACTTAGTTGCAACTTAGTTTCAAACCTTGTTGCAAGAAATTAAAAACGAAAGGAAGTATGCTATATGAGTATGGCAGGCAAGAATTACGCCGCCTCCAATCAGGACAGGCTCAAAGCTGTACCGCTTGGCTCCGGCAATGTTTATTTTCTCCCCTACGTCGAGGGCGCAGCTATGCCGACAGACGCAGAGTTTGAGCTTCCAGTGAATATGGTATCGCGCACGAAGAACGGCGCAACCTTTACTTATACGCCTTCAATTTATGTTGCAAAATCAGATGACGGCGTAGCGAAGAAGCAGACGCTCACCGAGGAACAGGCTACTTTCCAGTGGGGTAACATAACATGGGTGCTCCCGACGCTCGCTATGTTCATGCGCACAGCAAGCGTGACGACGGTCACAGAAAACGGTGTATCGTCCTATGTGCTCGAGGGCGGCGGTATAGCGAATCAGGTCGATAAAAAATACTGGTTTCATTTCGTCGGCGGAGACACTATCGACGGTAAGTTCACGCTGACTGGCGTAGGGCAGAACATCGACGCTCTGAGTGCTGCGTTCGCGAATGATTCAGAAACAGTCATCACGCCGAATGTAGAGTTCGACCCATACGACAGCGACGGTCATCTCTTCAAGATGCGCGGAGCGTATCAGCCGACAGCGGCAGGTACCACAGCACCGACACTCACGACACTCACGTTCGGTAGTCTCACGCTCAGCCCCGAATTTGACCCGAATACGGTATCGTATGCGGCAGAGACATCGAATGCTACGAACACTATCACGGCTACTGCCGCCGAGGGTACTGAGATCGTAATCACTGTCAACGGCAACAGCCTCACGAACGGCTCAGCAGCCACATGGAAGAACGGCGACAACATCGTGCTCATCATGGTGAAGAATGCGTCCGGATCTACGATGTACACCGTAGTAGTCAATAAGTCATAAGGAGGAACGCAGCGCTATGTATAAAAGCAATAGCGCCGCTCACATCGTCAAGGGTGCAAGGTTTATGCCTTGTACCCTCATCGATGAAGAAAGCGGCAAAGAAATAAAGCTCAACGTCAAAGAGCCTAAGCTGAAAGTGTACAAGCAGTTTGAAGCCCTCGATGATAGCAGTGATATAAGTGATATTACTGCCGTAACCGCAGCCGTGCTTAACGGAAATAAAGAGGGTATCAAGATAGATGCTGAGTTCGTGGAGAATAATTTCACACTTGACGAAATAGCTCAGTTCTTTGATGATTTCTCAAACTGGATAAAAACAGCAAGGGAAACAAACCCAAACTGACCGTGCCCTACTACCCTCCTGAAAAGGAAAGTAGGGCATTTTTCAAAAATACTTCTCAGGAAGAAAAAATGGTGCAGGAATACACCGGGATTGATTTCCTGAGAATAGTTGAACTCGGTGTATTTGACTTCTGGCGTTATCTTCACGATGCTGTTGTCTGGAATTGCAATCAGACCGAGGACGGCAGAAAATACCTCGAAAACGCTTATAATTACAAGCAGACGAAGCCCGACAGAACAGGCTTGAAAGAGCTTATGGGTATGAAGGTGGTGAAATAATGGCGAACAAGAAAATAGCTGGTATTACTGTCGAAATCGGCGGCGATACCACTAAGCTGGGTAAAGCACTGCAAGACTCAGATAAAAAAGCGCGTGAATTAAAGACTGAATTAAAAGAAGTTGATAAGGCGCTGAAGCTTGATCCGTCTAATGTGGTACTGCTTAAGCAAAAGCAGGATATCCTTGCTGAGTCGATAAAGAACAGCAAGGAAAAGCTCGACAAGCTGAAAGAAGCACAGCAGCAGATCACAGAACAGTATCAGCGTGGTGAAATAGACGAAGGGCAATACAGAGCGTTTCAGCGTGAGATTGAAAACACCGAAGCTGAACTAAAAAACTTTAAAACCGAAGCCGAAAAAGCCGGAAATGCCGGAAAAAATCTCGGTGAAAACGTATCATCTGTTAAAGATGATTTCAAAAAAGCTGGAGATAACATAGATAAAGCCGGACAGAAAGTAACGGCATTCGGCGATAGTATGACCAAAGCCGGAGAGAAAGCAACGGCAGCCAGTGTTGTTATTGGTGCTGCGGCTGCTGCATCATATAAGGCGTGGGAAGAAACCGACAGCGGATATGATACTATTGTCAAAAAAACCGGTGCGACTGGCGAAGCTCTCGAGGATATGAAAGGCGTTGCGGACAGCGTTTTCACATCTATCCCTACGGAAATGAGCAAGGTTGGAGATGCTGTCGGTGAAATCAATACTCGTTTTGGTTCAACTGGTGACGAACTTGAAGCCCTCACTCAGAAATTTCTTAAGTATTCAGACATTAATAATAGTGATGTAAGCGGTAGCGTTGACAATGTTTCAGCTGCGCTCAAAGCGTTTGGACTTGGTTCTGAGTCAGCAGGCAATGTGCTTGACAAGCTCACTTCAATTTCGCAGCGCACAGGTATACCGGTATCACAGCTTGAAAGTACTCTTGTACAGCAGTCGGCAACGTTCAAGGAAATGGGATTGTCTATCGGCGAAAGCGCAGAGCTTCTCGGACAGTTTGAAGCGAACGGCGTTGATACATCAACAGCCATTGCAGCTCTTAAGAAAGCACAGCAGAACGCAGCCGCAGGCGGTAAGACATTATCTGACGAATTACAAAAGAACGTCAAGGATATAAAGAACGCAAAGACTAATACCGAAGCCTTACAGATAGCAACAGATTTGTTCGGCAAAAAAGGCGCTGCTGCAATGGCACAGGCAATCCGGGAAAACAGGGTATCTCTCGGAGACCTTAACGGCAGTCTGACCGATACCGCAGGGCTTGTTGATACTACTTTTGAAGCCACGCTTGATGCACCTGATAAACTTAAGATAGCTCTGAATAATGTGAAGCTTTCAGCTTCTGGACTTGCTGAAACAGCAATGAGTATGCTGGCACCGGCTTTACAAAGAATAGTAGATAAAATCAAAGCACTTACTGAAAGCTTCAACAATCTCGATGACAGCACGAAAAATACCATAATCAAGATAGCCGGCGTGGCTGCTGCTATCGGTCCGGTGCTGATCTTGATCGGAAAACTTACAAGCGGTGTAGGTGGACTAATATCAAGTGTAGGCAGCTTGTTCAATCTTGCAGCTGCTGATCCGTGGGTGCTTGCAATCGGCGCAGTTGTGGCAGCTCTGGCAGTGCTTTACGTTAAAAATGAGGAATTTCGGAACTTTGTAAACGAAACAGCCGAAGAAATCCTCGCATTCATCAAGGAAATAGGCGAAGAACTGAAACAATGGTATAAAGACAATAAGCCAGTGATAGATCAGATGATAAC